CATAGCAACAATGACTGTTGTACCCGCAAGTGGCGTGAAGTCTTCAGATGCGGCACTCATTGTTTTAAATTCTTTATTCCATCTTACCCATACACGAGCATTTGTATCTGTATTAATTGTAGCATAAGCTGGAACTCTCATAGCCACAATACCAGTCTCATCAGCTTTGACTTGATATGATGGGTCACCTACAGCAACACGAATAGTTTCTATTGCCATATTCGGATATACTTCCTCACCTATCTTCATAAGCAATGGAACTCGTCTTACAACACCATCAATCTCAGGAGCAGTATTAATAACACCAACACCACCTGCACATTCTGCAAGTTTAGGTAATGGTCCAACCATACCATTCCACTCATACAGATATGGTAACGGATCTCCTATCTTTGCCACACCTCTTGGTACTGGATTAGATGTTCTTTCTTGTGCTGTACCTGTTTGGGCAATAACTGTGCCATACGTTAATGTTTCACAGAATGTATCATCACTACCAAACCTATCTTCCTCACTAAACAATATAGGCATAACAATAATACCTGTTTCTGCATTCCTTAATTGAAGTATGAGGTTAGCAAGTACATCACGATCCCATGGCCATTGACCATGTTTCTCGATTGCTGCTTCGTCGATAGTAACTATTGTGACTGCTTGAGAAGGAGTCTTCTCTTCATTTTGCAATACATAGTCAAATGATTTAAGTCGTAGTATCTCTTTGACCCATGGATCTTGTAAACCAATATAGGTTAATGCTATAAGGGTAACAAATGCTATAGACCAATGTGATAATATTTTCTTCATAAACCTATTTATACTAATTCTGTGTAACTGTTGCTGAACAACTAGTGTTAGTACAGTTTTGATGTAGATAATAGTTTTGAGCTGTACTACTATCCTGGGTTAGAGTCAATGTGGTATTATTACCACTTAAGTTTAATTCGGCGTTATGATTGCCAGATCCGTCTTGTGTTACGTCTATTGTATGACCATCGGTAAGAGTAACATCTAAAAAGTGGTTACCTGTTCCTTTCTGGTCGACAGTAACATTATTACTACCATCGACATCGATAAACATTATCTTATCTCCAGTTTCTGTTTGGTCAAGATCCATGACATTACTATTACCATTCACTATGATTTTAGCAAAATGTTCACCATTATTATTTAAATGTGTTTGATTTAGATTAATAGTGTTTGATGCACCGGTTATATCAACGATTGCACTTTGATTTAGATTCTGTGTAATATCGACATCATTTGAACTACCATCAATATCTATTCCTACAATGTTATTATTATTTGTTTGTGTAATAGTTAATTCAATATTATCACCAGTTAATTGACCAGCCGCTGATAAATCTGGGCCAATAACTAAATTGTCTTCGCCATCCTGTGTTATGTTTAATTGAATACCACTACCACTTTGATTAATATAAATTTTATTATTATTTTGATTCGTAGCTTGGGTATTTGTAACTAATGTTTGCTGAGTTGATGTTATCCCTGCTTGTGGTGTAGAACTTATTATACCTTCTTCTTCAAGTGTTTGTTGTAAAAAGGCATATGCTCGTGTCATCCAAGCAGAAGTAGTATTATCGAATTGTGTTTGGTCAAGTGTTACAAGTAATCTACCACCATTACTGCCATAACTATAAGCCGCCCATGATTTATATTGATGTGTGCCTGTTGAATTATTAGAACCTAATGCAGTACCACCACTATTCATTGAGAATAAATTTCTTGTTACCCAATAACCAGATGTTGCATCACCAGAATACTGGCTGCCATTAGCATAAGAAACAAAGTTTGCATCGTAATTAAGTACTGTAATTGTACCAACAGATAATTTAGATTCGATTAACTGTTCAATATTACCTGTTCTATTACCATCATTATCTCCGTTACCTGCAATTAAAACTGTACCACCATTTCCAATATAAGTTTCATATGCGGTCTTACATGTGCTACCACAGTTAGAACTGCCTGCAACATTTATATGTAAATCCTTACTACTAAAATCAGATAGTGTAATTGAACCGCTGTTTGTTCCTGTAACAGTAAATCCCATATCTTCAAGCTGGTCTGACATTTCGCTATACAAATCACTATCGGTATAATTAATGTGTACTGTTGCAGAATACACAGGTAGGCATAACAATAATAAGCTACTGACTTTGAATAATAGTGATTTCACTTTCATTCCCTCCTAATTCAAAATCTAATAATTCGAAATCTCCTTGTGTGATATTCATTATATAACTATTATCTTTCTCAAGATATAATTCAACAACACTACCACTTGCAGCTTCCCTGTGCCAATACCATTGTGGATCTTCGTCTAGTATTGTAATTCCTGTTTCCTTGTCTTTACCTAATTTAAAATCGTACTCAACTCCTTTCTTTTTATCAAATTCAGAACGCATTTGTAATGCTAATTGACGATTAAGTTGTTCTAAAACATCTGCTAAAAAATTCTGATCTAAAAAATCAATATCTAGTCGTGATACTGAATCATCTTCTACCTCTTCTAAATAATCTATTTCTAATTCATCAAACTTTAAAAAGTCTATATCAAGGGCAGTAGCAACTTTATTGAATTCTGATTCTTGAATTGCTTCTTCAATCTCTTTTGGTTTCGATATAATAAGTAAGTTACTAATAAGACTTTCATCTATATCTAATATAACAGGATTTAATGGCTTGGTAAAAGAAGTGTCCACAACCGTGGCCTGGAAGGCCTGATTCATAATAACCATGCCTGCATCGGATTCAACTGATATTTCACCTACGAAGCAGTTACCGTTTGTATCACATGAAGGTAATAGAATAATGGTAGAACTACCTACCTCGTCTATTGTCATTGAGAAATCTGTACCTCGAACACCGATCGTTGCGGTGGGCGTTTTTATTTGTACTGCAGTTGGTGTGGTCTTTGCAATCTGACCTGAAGCATATCTTACTGTACCAAGTGCTGCTTTTAGTGATAACGAACCTTTCTTTGTATTTGGGTCATAAACAAATTCATCAATAATTAATTTTGAATGTTGGGTTACATCTACTCTCGTTTCATCAATAAAGCCAATAGCGACTTTACCTTTACCTGTCTTTACAGTATCATACTGAAATATATCTAAGTCAAGTTCTGATTCAACATCTTCACCATCCGTTCTTTCAATATTGGCATTACCTTCTGTCTTAATGACATCGCCAATTATACTAGCGAATGATGAAAATGTTAAACACCATAATATAATAAAAAGTCGCACATTAATCTCGTTGGATAATATCTACATTTGCCGAAGCACCATTTACTGTTAGCGTTAATATATCACCACTTCCACCAGTCTGTAATATAACATAGTCTGCACTATTACCATCGTGGTGTAAGTTAAGCGTACTCGCATTGTCTTGGTCAATATCAGCCGTGAAACTTGTACCCGCTGCATCTACATTAACAGTACCACTACTTGTTTGTTCTATACTCACATTTGCACTTGCGCCATTCACATCTAGATTAATTGTACCTGTGCTTGTTTGGTCAATATCATATGTACCACCAGCACCTGCTAATCCAGATGAAGTCTGTCCAAGGATTGTTCCATCGGTATTAAATGTTGCATGACCTGTTTGATTAATATTAATTGTCTTTACAGCACTTGCAGTACTTCCACTTGATGTCACGGTTACACTACCACCCGCAGTCTGGTTAATATCAATATTTTGTGAATCACCTGTTGTTGTCACGGTTGCTATGTTATCATAAGAACCTGATTGAACAACATCAACATCAGCAGTAATACCAGTTTGAGTCATAATTAAAGTATGACCGTTTACATCTCCATTACCATCTATATCGATTAGATAGTTATTTGTATCACCATTAATTGTTAATCTTAATATTGCACTTGTACCATCGATAGTAGCTGCAACTACAGTACTATCAGTACCAGATGCACCAACAATATCAATATCAGCATTATCACCTGAGGCACTACCACCAATATCTAAATCAATATCAGATGAGTTACCCTGAAAAGTAATTACTGCATTAACATCATCACACCCATTTGTGCTATCAGCTGGATCACAGTTAAAATCAATATTGTTACTGTTACCTGTGGTACTCCATGTACCAACAAAGTTATCACCATTTATATCGAAGGTGATAATATTACTGTTTCCAACTTGGTCAATATTAAAATTTGACGCTGTTCCATTCACGGTTGATGCGGTAGTTGAATTTCCTATCATATTACCATCACCATCCTGTAATACATCAAATACTAATGAGGCACCTGACTGTGTTACATAAATCTTATTTGTTGCCATCGCTGACAAACTCATCAAAGCCATAACAAAGAAACTTAAAATTTTCAAGTTATTCTCCTTGTTTCTCCTTAATTGGATGTTGAGCCCAATCATCAAGTGGTATAACTGGGCTTTCTATCTTTTGTTCAACTGGTTCTGCCCACTCCCATAAACCACACTCTTTTCCTTCATGTATCATTTGCAAGACTGCATATTCAATAGCTGTACGAATCGCATAATTCACCGGTTCGTTAGCTGCATTACCAGATTCTATTTCCAGTGCACGTGTTCCTAAATCTAAGAATCTAAACACATCTGCACCATTACTGGTACTTGCAATTGTTTTCGTTGATGATACAGTCAATAGGATCTCTCCTGTCTGCACCGCAACGAGTCTTAATGAAACAGTTACTTGGTCAGTTCGGTATTCTTCCCCCGCTCCTAAGCCAAGAAATCTAGCACCTGCTCCACCAGATGTTGTATTTGTATCATATCCAACAATGCCACCCTCTAGTATTAGGCCAGCAAATAACATAGGTGACAAGACATCTGTTGCTTGGTCACCATCATATAGTTCTCTTGTACTTCTAATCAGTTGTCTTTCTTTCGTTAAATTATCTAAACTCGCTCTTTCAACAACTGTAAACCAACCACCATGATTAACTGCCATAAGTGATTGTATAACCCAAACATCAGCTCCCTGAGAAACTGCTGTTGATAATCCTACTTGCTTCCTTTGTCCTGTCTCATCAGGAAAATCATATACCGCAACTGTAATCTTTACTGGATTGCCTTCGCCATCCGTAGGAGTATTTATTAACGGAGGCATATCTTTTAGCAATTGTTTTGTGGGTGTACCTTGAACAAAAGGCATATCTCCTTCTATCGCCATGTTCTTTGATGGAGAACATGCGCCCACTAAACAACTTAATAATGCTACTGCCAAATATTCCATTTTCATAATTTTAAAATTTAAAGTCTCCAACAGGGACTACTAATGTTGTTATAGTTCCTGTTGCATCTGTAACAGTTAATGTAATTGTTGGAGCTGATGCTCCAGTTTCATCTACAGCCGTATCATCTCTTTCCCATGCTACTGTTGAACCATCAGGTAATGTCGCTGAACCTTTGTCTGGACACTCTTCATCATCCGGTATACTATCATCAGATGGAGTACAATTCGTACCAAACATATTATCAACCATTTGTTTAGATAAGTTTGCATAGATACGACTTTCAACATTCGTTACAAACTTAGCAAGGGTTGTATTTGCCTCTGCTCTAGCAGCAGCTTTTTCTGCAGCTACCTTCGCGTCTTTTACTGCTTCCTTTCTATTATACTCAAGCTGTGCAATAGATAATACATGGCTTGAATATCCATCACCGCTAAACGAAGGATTATCAAAACTAAAGGTTAGCTCACTAGCCTGGCAAATCGTCGTCAGTGTTATAGTAGCTATTATCGCTATTATTTTTTTCACGCCTTTCCCTCTCCTGTAATATCATATCCAACTTAGCATTAAGTCGAATTAAATCGTTATCTAACATTCTTACCCTATCAATTAATGCAATAAGAGTCATGTGACTGTCACCTATAACTGGGTCTACCTTCGTAGATACCCATGTCCATATAAAATATATGAAGTAGGCCATTGCAAATGCGGCAATAATGGGAAACCCATAATCACTAATTAATGAACCTATTGTGGATTGTTGCTCAACTACTACTTCAGGAACTTCCATTAATCCCTCCTCGCATCAGTCTTACCATCTGCTCTTGCGATTCTATCTGTATCAGGTCTTATACCAAATGCCTGACACATCTTTACATCGATTCGAATTAACTCACTATTCATAGTTTTAACCCTATTATCTAAAGCTTGAGCAAACATTCTTTGTTGCTTAATGTCATCTAATACACCATCTAAGATAAAATTAAGCGTTAAATATACAAAATATCCTGCTGCTCCTGCTCCAACTATAGGGAAACCCACTTCCGCTACTAGATCTAAATATTCCAAATCACTAATCTCCTTATATATTCATTACTATATTTATAGAAAACCCGCCTTATAAATAGCAATATTATAAATACAACTAAGAACAATGAGTTTATTCATCGATTATGATTGCATCAATTGTGATGTATGTGTACCAGAGTGTCCTAATGACGCTATATACTTTGGTGAAGACTATCCAAAAGGTCATCCAAAGTGGAGTGAAATTTATGTGATAGATGGTGATTTATGTACTGAGTGTGTGGGTCATTTTGATACACCACAATGTGTGGAAGTTTGTCCAGTAGATGTTTGTTTGCCAGATCCAAATAGGGTTGAAACAGAGGAACAGCTTTTAGCTAAAATTAAAAAATAGGAGATACCGTGGAAGAAGGTCCAGCAGTAACTTATCCAGCACCAGACTTAGAAAATTTAAAAGAAGTAACAAAGCAAGACAAATATATGAAAGATGTATATCAAAAAGAATTAGGAGATGATTTTAAATCATATAATAACGGGGTATGTACAGGAGAAGTACGAAATCCACCGTTAGGAGCAATGTCACCATACGAGGAGAGTTAATATGTTTGAAGATACACTATGGATTTATACGAGTATTGCAGGAGCATTATTAGGTGCTGTTGCTTTAGCTTATATACGGGATACTCGTATCGGCTTATGGGGTTATGGTAAGATTGATCAGTTTATTGATTATTTAAGAGACCGGTATGGTTGGACTTGGTTAAACCAAGACGAAGATGCTTGGAAAAAAGTCAATCCAAAGATTGCTGCAAAGATTGAGCAGTTAGAGGCACATTTAAAAAATATAGAGGAGAAACTATAATGGGAAGTCATTGGGGATTAATATTATTTGGGTTAGTTGCATTGTTTGCAACAGCGTTTGTTAAAACAGCAGCTCTCTTAGCAATAGCATACGGCGCTTGGAAAGCTTATGATGATTGGGGAGCACAGTAATGTCAATACGTGAAATGAGTTTAAAGGAGCAAAGTTTACTTTTTGCTAAACTCGCAAGAGATGCATATAACGATGAAAAGGATATGAAAAAGCTTGCGAAAGAACATGGTTTTACTAAAACAAAATTTTATGATATCGGTGGAGCACAAGCATATAGATTTGAGAATAAAACAGATGTTGTAATTGCTTGTCGTGGTACAGAACCTACGGAATTCAATGATCTCAAAGCAGATCTGAAAGCATTTCCAGTCAAATCAGAAACAGTAAGTAGAGTCCATCGTGGATTTAAAGCCGAGGTAGATGATCTTTGGCCTGAAGTTTCTGTCGATGTAATCAATGTAAAGAAAGCTTTATGGTTTTGTGGACACAGTTTAGGTGCTGCAATGGCTACTATTATGGCTAGTCGATGTGCTCTTAACTATGATTTTCCAGAGGTTGATTGTTTATTTACATATGGTTCACCACGTGTTGGATGGCCAAACTATGTTAAATCATTAAAAATATGTCATTATAGATGGCAGAATAACAATGATATTGTTACAAGAGTTCCATTAAGACTTATGAACTATAAGCATGATGGCACACGTATGTATATTGGACATGATGGAACAGTTCATCATCCTGTTAAAATAAATGGATTGTCTTTATTTAAAGACCGCATGAAAGGTATGTGGGGTGGCATAAAACAGCTTAAAGTTGATAACTTTTCTGACCATGCTATGACAGAATACGTTAAACACATTGAAAACTGGTAATGTATAAATACATTCATAGGAACTCAATTTCGGGAATATAAATGGATTCGGATACAAAACTTCTCGAAATCGAGAATAAATTAGAGAGAATGCACGCTGCTTTACAGCGGCAAGAAAAGGAATTAGACGCTTGGCGAGATCGAAGTGTAAGAGTTCCTAACTGGATTAGAAATGGTGGAGTTGCGTTGTTTATGGCAGTGCTTGCTCAATCAATGGCTGCAGTTTGGTGGGCATCTGAAATAGAAAGTAAACAAGCGAACATTATAGAAGATGTTCAAACGAATACAGAATTTAGGGTCACGAGTACCGAAAGATACAACGAGATCATGATACAATTAACTAAAATGGAAGTAATGATGACAAATCATTTCGAACAAGACAAAAGGAACTAAATATGAAATCACTTAAACAAATTAGAGAAGCAAAATCAGGTGGCAAAGAAGCCTACCAAAAATTCTTCAATTCTCTTCTTAAGAAATTTGGAGTGAGCTCACCTGCAGAGCTTAAAGGAGACGATAAAAAGAAATTCTATGATGAGTTAGATGCAGGTTGGGAGAGTGATGATCCTAATGACAAGAATGAGCGTTATGAGGATCCGGATAATTTAGATCCTGAAACAGATGTTGATTCAGACGAAGATATGGCTGATAAAGCTGCATCTAAATTAACTGCTTCTTATGATAAGAAAAAAATGAATGCAGGTTATATTAAGTCTGGATATGGATACAAGAAGGAGAGTGTTAGCCACCCAAAGCCTTTAAGCATTATTCGTCAAAATAAACTCTCGGATGATGCATTAGAAGAAGCTTATGACATGAACGAAAAGATGGTTATGTGTGAGCATTGCGGTAAGATGCATGAAGAAGGTGCTTGCGGTGACATGAAAGAATATACCGGCATGAGTATAAGCAAGTCTGTAAATAGTAATCAAGTTTCAACTGCTTTAAAGAATCTTAAAAGAGGCACCAAACTTTATGTTCAAGGCAAACCTCAAAAAGGCATGAGAACTTCGGGTGATGTCATATCAGTAAGTGGCAATACTGTAAAAATTAAACCTACAGCATCTAATGGTCCAACAAGTATTAAGGTAAAAGATATTACTTTCATGGATGTTATAAAAGAAGAATTAGATGAAGCTAATCGGTTTTCTAAAAAATTAAATAAACCATCAAAAAAGATATTTGATTTAGCTCTTGCTGCTATACGCAGAAATAATATTACAGATAAGAAAGAGAAAGATGAATATGTTGATGATGTTGCTGGTGTATCTCTTACTCCTAAAGAAGTCGAGTTAGTTAAAAAAGCTATTAAGCTTGAATCAGTTGATGAAATGTTTTCTACACGTAGCATTGGTTTGAAAGGTGCTAGTAAGAGATCACGTGATAAAGCTCGTGGTGCTAAAGAAATGCCACCTGTGAAAGGTGCTAAATTAGGTAAAGCATATCCTGTATTAGATGCCGCAACTCAAAGAAAAGTTAAAGCTATTGCAAAGAAACATTCTGGTAATATGGAAAAAGCTTTAAAAGATATTGAAAAGCTTAAAAAAGGTTTAGGCGATAATCCAGCTGTAATGGATATTCTTAAAAAAGCTAATGAAACATATGACTATGGTTCTGATAAAGCTGTGAAAGCTGCAAAGAAGAAAACTCCTGGTCAAAAAAATGAAGCTGTTGACGTAGATCGCAGAACAAAAGGTTTCAAAGAAGCTATGAAAAGAGCTGAAGCTGCCAAGAAAAAACGTGAAGCATATAAAAAGAAAAAGGAAGCAAAGAAAGATCAAGCTGAACTTGATGCACGTTACGATTATGATGGCGAAGTAGATACTGTTTTAGCAGCTGCAAATTCGGTTATGCTTGGTAAAAAATTACCTGAAGATGCTGCAGCAAATTCTGTTGCAAGTGGTAATGTAGATATGACACCACACGTAAAGAAAAAGAAAAAGAAAGAGTTAATGGCTCGTAGGAACTACTAATGAAAAGTTTTAAGATGTTTGAGAGTGATGCATATCACTCAGGATTATCTAAATCAAGTAAAGCAAAGAGGCAAGCTCAATTTAAAAAGCAAGCCAAGATGGATGACGATGATCCAAATGCATATAAGCCAGCAGTAGGAGATAAGACTGCGAAGACTCGTATGTCTACTCATACAGCAAAGATGCGTAAGATGTATCCTGATGTATATGAAGGTAAGGCTGATGTGTCATTAAAAAAGAAAGCTAAAGCATCTGGTATGTCACTTAGTGTTTTAAGACAAGTTTATAATCGTGGTGTTGCTGCATGGAAGACTGGTCATAGACCTGGAACAACACCTGAACAATGGGGCCATGCGAGAGTTAATTCATTTGTAACAAAATCTAAAGGTACTTGGGGTGGGGCCGATAAAGATTTAGCAGCTAAGGTATAAGTATGAAATCATTTAAAGCATTCGAAAATAAAGATGAGTTTACACCTCATATGATGTATGACCCTAAAACAAAGAAGGGTTATAAAGCAAAAACATATGACGATCATATGAGAATGAAGAAGATGGGGTATGTGCATGACTTAGATGAATTAAGTCCAGCCGCAATGAAGAGACGTAAAAGAATGCAGGCTCATTTAGCAAAAACTATGAAAAAATATGGTGATGCTGCTAAAATGGGAATACCAGCAGCTCAAGTTAATCAAAGACGGAACGCCCCGACGAGAAAAAAATCAAGTTAGCCCTTGCCTTTTTAATTATGGCAGTATCAATACCAGCTCAAACAACGATCAACGTAGTTGCGGATACGTCCGATTACTCAGCTAAATCCAATTTAAAAGAACGTACTGGTTCATTCTTGACCCAGGCAACACAACTAGTATATGACGATATACGAAGATTCCAAACATCATCTCAAGGATATTTCACTCAAGCAGAACTTGATGATTTTAAATATCATGCGTTTGAAGGTAATGTATTATGGTTTATGGATGAGTTAGTTGGTATAGAATCAGATTGGAAAAAGGATGCAGCGGCAAGTAGTACTACAGCATATGGTTATGTACAGTTTACGGTTGACTCTGTAGAAACCGCAGTGAATAGATACATTGGCCATTTAGATAGATTTAATGCAAGGAAAGATGTAAGAACATGGAAACCATATAGTCGTCCATTAGGAACTATTGCTACACCATTCTTTATATCTAACCTAAAACAAAAAATAGATAATGGTACATATCATCATGAGACTGATTTGGATGCATTAACGTATGACCAGCAATTAGCGTTAGCATTCGTACATTTACATAGTAAAAAATCTAAAGACTCTAATTTTAGACTGTTATCCTTTGGTGATGTAACAGCAGCAAAAGATTTATATACAAATAATCACCATACAAATCCAGACCAAGCAACATTGAATAGATTGACTGGATTTTTTAAAGTACATTATAGAACCGCTGAAGAGACAGAGATTCAGCTTAAAGATATACTTCCTGGTGCGCTTTTAGCGGATTCGCTTTTAAAAGAACTAGAAAAATCACGATATAGTGGAGTAATTGACTCTATCAAAGCGCGGTTTGGGTGGTAGGTTTTATATAAATAAGTCTATATAACAAGGAAACATCATGGCAAAACCTAATTCAAGATCGACATTGCAAGATTACTGCTTAAGAAATTTAGGCGCACCTGTAATCGAAATCAATGTGGATGAAGACCAAATTGAAGATCGTACTGACGATGCATTACAATTCTATCAAGAATATCATTCTGATGCTGTAATTCGTGAATATATCAAGCATGAACTTACTGCAACTGATATAACGAATAGTTACATCACTGTTTCTGATTCTGTCACATCAGTTGTGCGTATGTTAAAAATTACAGGTACTACCGGTTCTGCATTATTTGATATGGGTTATCATATGCGTATGAATGATATATTCATGTTGCAAGGTTTAGGTACCCAAATGCAAGAATACATCCAAGGGCAACAGAAATTATCTTTAGTTGACCATAGATTGAATAGTGAAGAGCATATAAGATTTAGTAGACATATGAATAGAGTTCATATGGATCAGGGTTTTGGTGATCTAAAAGCTGGTGAGTTTATTGTATTAGAAGTATTTACTATTATAGGTCCAGATAGTTATACAGATGTATATAACGATCACTATTTAAAGAAATATCTTACTGCATTAATTAAGCGTCAATGGGGTGCAAACTTAATGAAGTTTGAAGGTTTCCAATTGCCAGGTGGAATAACAATGAATGGACGTCAAATTTATGAAGACGCTATCGAGGAAATTCAGGGGTTAGAAGAAGAAGCTAGGCTAATTTGGGCCATGCCAGATAACTTTTTAATGGGGTAATTAATGGCTACATCAGTATATTTTTCAGGTGCTGTAAAATCTGAACAGGATCTGTATGAAGATCTTGTAACAGAAAGTATTAAAATATTTGGGCAAGACGTGGTATATATTCCACGTACTCGTATATCGGAAGATGCTTTACTTAATGAAGAGTGGAGTGAGTACACCGCTGCATATCCAATAGAAATGTATTTAGAAAACGCTGAAGGTTTTGAAGGCGATGGTAATCTATTAGGTAAATTTGGTTTAGAGATTCGTGACCAAGCAGATTTTGTAGTAACAAAGAGACGATGGGATTCTGTTGTGGGTGTGAATGTAAATGATGTAGGTTATTCTAGAAAGGGTAAACCTGCTGAAGGTGATCTCATTTATATGACAATGACACAAAGATTATTTGAGATTAAATATGTAGAACCTAAAAATCCATTCTATCAATTAGCAGATCTTCCAAGCTATACACTTACTGCTGAATTATTTGAATATAACGATCAGCATTTTGATACTGGTTGGGATGAGATTGATAAGATTGAATGGGATAATGCTACATCATATAGTTATGTTCTTACTTCAAGTTCAAATTCATATACTCTTGGCGAAAAAGTTACACAATGGACTGGATCAAATGATGGAGATGGTGACCCAATTAATGTTGAAGGTTATGTCGCAGGTTGGGATGGCGATAACAACAGAATAACACTTATATCTCCACATCAAAGTACAAATGGTGATGGTACATTTATGCAATTCTCTGTACAAGCTGCATCAAATAGAAAACTTGTAGGTACTGAATCTGGTACATCATTAAATATTGTAACAGATGAAACTACAACAATAACACAATATAACCAAGATGTATTTGCTGATAATGATGAATTCGAATTGGCTGGTGATGCTGTTATAGACTTTACAGAATCTAACCCGTTTGGTGATCCATAATGTTTGAAAATCATTTTTATAACGAATCAACACGTAGAATGGTATCGGTATTCGGTAGCATATTTAACGATATGGAAGTCGTTAAAAAGGATTCTAGTGGTAAGATACTTAGAGAAATTAAAGTACCTCTTGGTTATGCGCCGAGAAGTAAAGTACTTGCACGTTTAAACGAACAAACAAGTGATCCGAAGCTAGCAATTAAATTGCCAAGGTTATCATTTGAAATATCTTCTATGGATTATGACCCAAATGCACGTGTATCTAAACACAAGAATTACAAAAAGGTTGTAACAGGAGATACATTACAACTACATAAACTAGGCGCACCCGCTGTTTATAAAGTTGGATTTGAATTAAATATTATGGCGGCAACTCAAGATGAAGCTCTGCAATTATTAGAACAGATACTTCCAATGTTCCAGCCAGAATATACAGTAACAATAAAAGATATTCCAAGTATGGATATTACAACAGACACTCCTATTATTTTAGAGAGTGTTGCCTTAAATGATGATTATGAGGGTGATTTAATTACGAGGAGAGCTATTATATACACGTTAACTTTCTCAACTCGTATTCGTTATTATAGAGGTCTTGGTAAGAGCAAACAAATTCTCACTACGGAAGTTGATTATTCAGAGAATCCTGATCCTACTACTCATAAATTTGAGCAACAAAAGATAGTAGGTACTACAACAAGTGATGGAGCTGGAGGTTTTAAAGAACCATACACTGAAACGATTAACTTTTTTGATGTAGAAGATTAAGGAGAATACAATGTTTAGATTTAATGCACGATTAGTAAAAGTTGTTGATGGAGATACCATCGATGCAGATATAGAATTAGGTTTTTCTGTATTCATGAGGGATAGAATCCGTTTAATGGGTATAGATACACCTGAGAGTAGAACAAGAAATTTAGCAGAGAAATCATGGGGGCTTGCTGCTAAACACAGATTAATTGAACTATTGGCAGAAGCTGATGGCCATTTTACTCTAGTAACCGAAGATATGGAGAAAGGTAAATTCGGAAGAGTACTTGGTACGATTGAGGTTAATGGCAAAGATGCTAACCAAAGTCTTATCGAAGAACAATTAGCTATACCATATGAAGGTGGCAATAAAGAAGAAAGCCGCACGAAGCATGGTGTATTAGAATTATGGAATACATATTATGAAAACCCACAGGAACACGACGACGACCATGAGCACGGAGACGAGAATCCAGAAGCGCATATCGACTGGCACCAAAAATAAAGTCGATTCGGACTACGAGAGAGTTCGTAGAGATTTATTTGATTTATCCGAGCAAGGTGACGAAGCTATTGAGCTGATGTTAGAACTTGCTCGTGAATCAGAGCACCCACGTGCATTCGAAGTACTTGGTCAATTAATCAAAAATAACGCTGAGATAGGCGAAAAGATTCTTAAACTCCACAAAAGTAAAAAGGAACAAGATAAAGAAGATGATGTTCCTGCACTTACTCAAGGAGCAACTAACAACAATGTTTTTATTGGCTCAACAGCTGAGCTACAAAAGATGTTACGTGATGAAAAGGTAATAGAAACAGAACCGGACTTATTTGATAAATGAGAGAAACAAACTACTTAGGCAATCCGAATGTTCGGGGTGCTGATGTAGAACACGCATGGACTAAAGAGGAATTAAAAGAATACGCAAAGTGTTTGAACGACCCTAAGTATTTCGCACGCCAGTATTGTAAAGTAATCCACCTCGACAAAGGTTTAATACCCTTTGATCTATACCCGTATCAAGAGAAAATGTTTGACTCTTTTACGGCCCATCGCTTTAATATAGTTCTGGCATGCCGCCAGAGTGGTAAATCCATTGCTGTGGTCGCGTATCTTCTATGGTTTGCTATCTTTAAAGGGGAACAAGTTGTAGGTGTACTTGCGAATAAAGAAGCAATTGCAAGGGAGATGTTAGCACGTATTACTCTGATGTTAGAAAATCTACCATTCTTTTTACAACCAGGATGTACTGCACTGAATAAGAAGTCTATAGGGTTTAGTAATAATTCTAGAATTGTAGCGGCTGCTACTTCATCAAGCTCTATTCGTGGTATGTCACTTAACCTTGTATATCTTGATGAGTTTGCATTTGTAGATAACGCTGCAGAATTCTATACATCAACATATCCAGTTATCTCATCTGGTAAAACATCTAAAATTATTATCACGTCTACAGCAAATGGTATCGGTAATATGTATCATAAACTATATGAAGGTGCTGTTCAAGGTACAAATGAATTTACACCGACTCGTGTAGATTGGTGGGATGTGCCAGGAAGAGATGAAGAATGGAAAAGAATGACTATTGAAAATACATCTGAACTCCAGTTTGACCAAGAATTTGGTAATAGTTTTCACGGCACAGGAAATACTTTAATATCTGCTGATGTATTATTAGCGTTAAGATCTACAAACCCATTAGAAATATTTAATAGTGTAAAGATCTTTGACCATCCTGAGGAAGATCATAATTACCTCATGTTTGTTGATGTATCTCGTGGAAGAGGCCAAGACTATTCTACATTTACAATTATAGATATAAGTGTAAACCCATTCGTACAAGTATGTACATATCGAGATAATATGATAAGTCCGTTGTTATTCCCTGATTTATTATACAAATATGCTACACATTATAATGAGGCTCATGTAATAGTTGAATCAAATGATGCAGGCCAAGTTGTATGTAATGGTTTATATTATGATTTAGAATATGAGAACGTATTTGTAGAATCTATGGTAAAAGCAAATGCAATCGGTGTTACAATGACAAGTAAAGTTAAAAGAATCGGATGTTCTAACCTTCGTGACATTATGGAACAAAAGAAACTTATTGTAAAAGATGAAGAAACTATACGAGAAATGAGTACATTTGTAGCAAAAGGTAGATCTTACCAAGCAGATTCTAACTCATATGATGATTTAATGATGAATTTAGTGATGTTTGGATGGTTTACATCTACACCATTCTTTGCTGAATCAACTGATATTAATATGAAACACCTATTATATAAGCAAAAAGTACAACAATTAGAAGATGAAGTCATACCAGTAGGTATTATGCCTGAAAGAGAAGACGGTCATCATCCGTTTGGGGCAGGCTGGGAAACCTATAAACCTTAATAAGTATAAATAAGTATATTGAGAAATGCACGTATTATGATAAATCTTATAATTAACATGAAGGAGTTTAGATGGCTAATCTAGTTTCGCCTGGAGTACAGGTAAAAGAAATCGATTTGACCAATGTCGTTCCGTCAGTATCGTCTACTATAGGAGCCATGGCTGGAGCATTCCAGTGGGGCCCCGCTGATGAGATTACTACTGTTACATCGGAAACAGAATTGGTTGATAAGTTTGGCGAGCCAGATGCAAGCACGTTCGAAAGTGTTTTGTCTGCTAGTCAATTCTTAAGCTATGGCAACAATCTAAAAGTTGTTAGAGCAGTTGGTTCTTCAGCACGTAACGCGACAGCGTCAGGTACTGGAATTCTAACACAAAACAAGACCGTATTTGACGGTCAATCACCAGCGGCGGCAGATTACGTACAAGCTCGTCACCCTGGTACTATAGGTAATGCGGTAGGAGTATCGATCATCACTGCTGGTCAAACAATGACAGCGTGGCAAGCAAGCCATGTTGAAAGTGCGCCAGGAACAACTGCGGGAGCAGCTGCAGTTGGTGGTTCAAATGATGAAATGCATTTATGGGTTTATGACGTAGATGGTACAATAACAGGTACGGTAGGAACAGTACTTGAATATTGGACTTATTTGTCACAAGCCAGCGATGTTAAATCATCTGATGGTTCTACACTATACTATAAAGATGTTATCAATCAAGGATCCGATTGGATCTTCGTCGGTAATCACAAATCATCAATGAGTAAAGCAGGTCAATCAGCTACAAACAATGCGTTTGTTACTGTGGCTTCTTTTTTCGTTGCATTAACTGGTGGTATTGATGACAACACGCTAACTGTAGGTGAAACTACAGCAGCATACAATCTCTTCTCTGATGCAGAGACAGTAGATGTTAACTTAGTGTTCCAAGCAAACTCAGGTTTGAGTTCAGCTGATACAAGAACATTAAGTAATTATATAACTGCCTTAACGGCAGCAAGAAAAGATGCGGTAGGCTTTGTCTCTCCTGAGAGAGCGGCTACAGTAAACGCAGCGGCACCGGCTACATCTGTAGCAGCATGGAGAACAGCTTTAACTTCAACGTCTTATGGCTTTGCAGATTCAAGTTCTCTATATGTGTATGACAAGTACAATGATGTATATCGTTGGATTTGTGCGGCAGGATCAACAGCGGGACTAACAGCAAACGCTGATTTAGTTGCTGATGCATGGTTCTCACCGGCTGGATTTACAAGAGGTAATGTTCGTAACGTTACTAAACTAGCATGGAACCCTAATCAAGCGGAAAGAGATGCATTATACAAGACGGGTGTAAACCCAGTTGTTACTTTCCCAGGTCAAGGAACTGTTCTGTTTGGTGATAAAACATTACTAGCTAAGCCAAGTGCATTCGATAGAATTAATGTTAGGAGACTATTCATTGTTCTTGAGGAGGCAGTAAGTACAGCATCGAAAGCATCATTATTCGAATTTAATGATGAGTTTACGAGGGCACAATTTAGAAATATGGTTGAGCCTTTCTTAAGAGATGTTCAGGGTCGTAGAGGTATTACAGACTTTAAGGTTGTTTGTGATGGTACTAATAACACTGGTGCTATTATAGATTCTAATAAGTTTGTTGCTGACATTTTCATTAAACCTGCAAGATCTATTAACTACATTACACTTAACTTCATTGCTACACGAACTGGGGTTGAGTTTAGTGAAATCGCGGGAGGTAATTAAAGATGGCAATATTAGGCGTAGATGATATGAAAGCCAAGCTAGTTGGTGGCGGTGCTAGACCTAATTTATTCAAAGTAACAATGGCTTTTCCAAGCTATGTAACTGCGAATGTTGAGTTGGCATCTTACATGTGTAAAGCGACTTCAATGCCGGCAAGCACAATTGCTCCAATTACGGTTCCTTTTAGGGGTCGTCAATTGCAGATAGCTGGTGATAGAACGTTTGATCCATGGTCAGTTACTATTATTAATGATACGGACTTTAATGTACGTAATTCTTTTGAACAGTGGATGAATGGTATCAATCAACATAAACAGAATACAGGTTTAACACAACCTAGTTCTTATATGGCTGATATGATAGTTGAACAACTAGATAAAGATGGTACAGTAGAGAAAACTTATAACATTCGTGGTACTTTCCCTACTAACTTAGGTGCAATTGAACTAAGTTATGATAGTGAGAATGCTATTGAAGAGTTTGAAGTTGAACTTCAAGTACAATACTGGGAGTCTAATAAGACAACGTAAATCATCGATATAACATTAAGGAGTGCCTTCGGGCACTCTTTTCTAAGTGTTATAAATAATATTTAGAAAAGAGTGTTAAAGGAATAAAAATTTTATGGCAGAAAGCAGATCACTATTTGGTTTTGAATTTAAAAGAAAATCAATAGAAACAAATAAAAAGCCTGTATCGTTTACACCAGACAACGAGGATGGTGCATACGAGATATCACCAACCGGTGGATACTTTGGTCAATATATGGATCTCAATGGAGATCAGTATAAAAACGACAAAGAATTAATCATGAAATACCGTTCGGTAGCCACATATCCTGAAGTGGATATGGCTATTGAAGATATATGTAATGAAGCTATTACAGATGAAGGCGGTATTATTGCTAAATTAAATCTTGATAACTTAGACCAAGCAGATAAAGTTAAAGATCTTATACAAGATGAATTCCAAAGAATTCTTAATTTAACTAACTTCTCGAATACGGCATACGATACATTTAGACGTTGGTATATTGATGGACGTTTGTTCTATCATGTTATTATTAATCCGAATAAGACCGAAGCAGGTATAATTGAATTAAGGCAGATAGATCCTACAAAGATTCGTAAGGTCAAAGAAACTGAGAAGGTTAAAGATCCAAAGACTGGTGCTGATCTTGTAAGAGATGTACAAGAATATTATTTGTATCAAGATGATCAGATGACACAGTCTGGTGAGGGATTACGTATTAATCCTGATTCTATTATTCAGGTTAACTCAGGTCTATTAAACGAAGAACGCAATAAGGTTATTGGCTACTTAAATAAAGCCCTTAAACCTATTAACCAATTAAGTATGATGGAAGACTCGCTTGTCATCTATCGTATATCGAGAGCACCTGAAAGACGTATATTTTATATAGACGTTGGTAATCTACCTAAAGGTAAAGCAGAAGAATATTTGAATAATACGATGAATAGATATCGTAACAAGATCGTATATGATCCTTCTACAGGTAATATTAAAGATGAGAAAGTTCATCGTAATATTATGGAAGACTTCTGGTTACCACGTAGAGAGGGTGGTCGTGGTACTGAAATCGATACTCTTCCAGGTGGTTCAAATCTAGGTGAGATTGAAGATATTCAATACTTCCAAAACAAATTATATAGGTCTTTAAATATACCTATGTCAAGATTGACTGAAGCAGATGCATTTTCTATCGGTCGATCTTCAGAAATTACGCGTGACGAACTTAAATTCCAGAAATTTATTGATCGTATTCGTAATAAATTCTCAACACTATTCTATGAAGCACTGAAAAGGCAATTAATCCTTAAAAAGATTATTGTGCCAAGTGACTGGGTAAATATCCGTGAACATATAGTAGTTGAGTTTTCCAGAGATAACTATTATGCTGAACTTAAGGATGCTGAAATCCTTAAAGAACGTATAGAAACTCTACAAATGATGGATGAATATATTGGTACGTTCTGGTCTAAAGACTGGGTACGTAGAAATATTCTTAAATTGGATGATGAGGCTATTAAACAAATCGCTAAGGATAACAAAGAAGATCCTATAGAACCGGGTGATATTAACCCTGATTTGAGTAATGCTGCTATATAAACATATTGTATACAAAAAGTTTACTGGAAATAAACATTTTTATAAATACTTAACAGAGAGATTATGAGCACAAGAGACTTAATTGATAATATAAAATCGGGTGATGCGCAAGCAAGCAACAATACTTTTAATAGTATTATGCATGATAAATTGATTGACGCATTAGATAATCATAAACAAGAAGTTGCTTCTAAAATGTATGGAGCATCTGATGACGCTCCTGCAGTTGAAGAACCTGCTGCGGAGACTGAAGTCGAAGTAACAGGAGAAGTTGAAGCGGATGCTGACGTTTAAGGAATCATTTAATGAGGTATTAGAAGCTAAATTAAAGCTCGGTGGTGGAGAAAAAGTAGTCAAGCAAATGAAAAAGCTTGGCAAAAAGAAAAACGTAGACGCGGTTATAACACAACAGAAAGCGGGAAGTAAGAAGTTTAATCTGTATATAGACGGTCTCAAGCTTGATTCATATAAAGATCAAGCATCTGCTGAGAAAGCAGTAACAGAATTCATCAAATTAATGGGAGCATAAATGAAGTTAATCACAGAATATACTCAGAATCAGTTAGGTTATTCTATCCAAGAGGATAAGAAAACTGGCAAGAAGAATGTCGTACTTGAAGGCGTCTTCATGCAAGCTGAGAATAAGAACAAGAATGGTAGAATTTATACTAGAGAAGTTCTTACAAAGGCCGTTGACAAATTCGTTAACGAGCAAGTAATTACAGGACGTGCAGTTGGTGAGCTAAATCACCCTGATGGTCCTTCCATTAATTTGGATAAAGTTTCTCACAGAATTACCGAACTTAATTGGGATGGTAATAATGTGATGGGAAAAGCACTTATTTTAGATACCCCTATGGGACAGATTGTAAAAGGTCTTGTCGAAGGTGGTGTTCAATTAGGAGTGTCAAGTCGTGGTATGGGAAGCCTTGAAATGAAGAATGGTGCCAACTATGTAGCAGATGATTTTATGCTAAACACAGTTGATATCGTTCAAGATCCATCTGCCCCTAATGCTTATGTAAATGGCATTATGGAAGGTGTTTCTTTTGAGCAGGATAGACCTGGTCATTTCGTTAAGGTAATTGAAGAAGGTGAGACAGAAGTGAAAGAATCTAAAGAGACGTTCTCGGAAGAGCAACAGATCGCAGGTTTTGAGCATTTCCTCTCTAAACTATAATCTCTATAGGAGAAAACATAATGTCTGAAGTTCAAAAAGACGAAATTGTTGAAGATGTAGCAGAGGTTATCGTAGAGGATACGCAAGTAGAAGCTGAAGAAGTCATTGAGACTCCTGAAGCACCTCTTACGGAAGCTCGTACAGTATCAGCAATACAAGCCTCTATGACAGGAATGTCTAAAGAGGGCCTTGACGCCATCTTTGAAGCAGCGAAGAAAGCCGAAGCAAAAGCTAAGGTCGAAGACGATGAAGAAGAAGAGGACGACATGGGTGATGAGGATGAAGGCGATGTAGAAGAAGGAAAGTCTAAGAAAGAAGCCAACGAGCCTAAAGCTAAGAAGACTAGTAAGAAGAAAGTCAAAGCTGATGACGGTTCTGAAGGCGACGTAATGGAAAAGAAATTTAAAGAAGATGTTGATGCGTTAATTAAAGACGAAGATACATTATCTGAAGGTTTCAAAGCCAAAGCTGAGACTATTTTTGAAGCTGCACTGCAATCAAAAATCATTTCTGAAACTGCAAAATTAGAAGAGAGATATGCTTCTGATCTAGCAGGTGAAGTTGAAGCTATTAAAGAAGATTTAGTTGATAAGGTTGACGGCTACTTAACATATGTAGTTGAAAACTGGATGAAAGATAACGAAGTTGCAATTGAGCATTCTTTGAAGTCTGAAATCACTGAGTCATTCATTGATTCACTAGGCCAGTTATTTGCTGAGCATCACATCAACGTTCCTGAAGATAAAGGTGACATCTTAGATGCACTATCTGAAGAAGCTAAAGATGCTAAAGCTCAATTAAATGACGCAACTGCCCAAGCTATGGAACTTGCTGAGCAAGTTAAAACTTACCAACGTAAGGAAATCGTAGCTGAAGCATGTGAAGGTTTAGCGGCAACTGAAGCGGCAAAAGTAAAAGAATTAGCAGAGGCTGTTGAAGCTGATGATAACGAATCTTTTGCATCTAAAGTAGCGACAATTAAGGAATCTTACCTTAATAAAGATACCGCGGTAGAAGCAACTCCAGAAGTGGACGCTATTACTGAGGATACACAAGAACAAGATGTTTCTGATACTATGAAGAGATATCTAAGCGCAATCGAGCGCACTACTAAATAATCCATAGGAGAATTTTAAATGGAAATTAATAGACAACAATTACAGGAAAAATGGGCTCCTGTACTTGATTCTGAAGGTGTTGGCAGCATCAAAGACGCTCACAAGCGTCAAGTAACTGCTGTTGTCCTTGAGAACCAAGAAAAAGCGTTTCAAGAAGAAGCTGCACAATTGCATGAAGCTGCTGCTGCTAACGCTACTAGTAATGTTAACAACTGGGATCCAGTTCTAATCTCTTTGGTTAGACGTGCGACTCCTGCAATGTTAGCATTTGACCTAGTTGGTGTTCAACCAATGACTGGACCTACTGGCCTTATCTTTGCTATGAAAGCAAAGTATACTTCTGCTGGTAGAACTGGTACTCACGCCGCTGGTGCTGAGGCATTGTTTGACGAAGCTAACACTGAATACTCAGGTGCACTATCTGGAGACACTGGTTCTGAAGGTTCAAACGATCCGTTTGCTGCTGAAGATACTTCTAGTGACGACTCAGATACTGTTCATGAGTATCAACCAGGTTCTGGTAACGCTACGGCTACTGCTGAAGCTCAAGGTACATCAGGTTCGCCTGCTATCCCTGAGATGCAATTCTCAATTGATAAGACTACTGTGACTGCAAAGTCTCGTGCTCTTAAAGCTGAGTACACAACTGAATTAGCACAAGACCTTAAAGCTATTCATGGTCTTTCTGCTGAGACAGAGCTTGCGAATATCCTTTCAACTGAAATTTTGGCTGAAATGAATCGTGAGATTATCCGTTTAGTTAACGTTAACTCTGTTACGTCAACTCGCGGTGCTTCTGCTGGTACTTTTAATGCAACTAACGCTACTGATAACGGTGGTGCTCGTTGGTCAATTGAGCGTTACAAAGCTCTAGTTCAAGCAATTGAGCATGAAGCTAACGCGATTGCTGTTTCTACTCGTCGTGGAAAGGGTAACTGGGTAATGGTATCTAACAACGTTGCTGCGGCTCTAAATGCTGCTGGCGTTATGGATACTGGCATGGGTGCATTAGGTGCACAGCAAATGGATTCAGATGTAACTGGATCACTACTTGCTGGTACTTTAAATGGTAACATTAAAGTTTATGTTGACCCATATGCAGGTGTAGACTACTTCACAGTTGGTTATAAGGGTACTAACCCATATGACGCTGGTATGTTCTACTGCCCATACGTTCCATTAAGCATGATGAAGACAATTGGTGAGAATGATTTCCAACCAAGAATCGGATTCAAGACTCGTTACGGTATTGCGGACAATCCGTTCGTTACTGCGGGTAATGGAAACAACGTATACTACAGAAAGCGTAAGGTTACTAACCTGTAATTTTCTAAATATACACAAAGAAGCCCACTTCGGTGGGCTTTTTTTATATAAATAACATTATGCCAAACTTTTTAAATCCATCGTCGTTTGTTCTAACCCTAGATAGCCAGTCTTATTCTGGAGCAGAATTTACGATTCAAACAATGATCCTTCCAGATGTATCAGTTGAAGGTGCACCAGTAAATTTTAAACAAATAAATGTAGGTAGGGCTGGTGATAAAATTAACTTTGGTTCATTTGAAATATCATATCTTATTGATGAAGATCTTTTAAACTATAAAGAGATCTTTGATTGGATGAAATCAAATGTAGAAACAAAACATTCCACAACCACAAGTTCAGATCATTATCGTGATATGACACTTACTGTAATGAATTCAGCAAATAATGTCACAAAACAAATCAAATTTGTAGATGCTTACCCGACAAGTCTTTCATCTCTTCCATTTGATATCACAACAACTGATGTAGAATATCTTACTGCAGTTGCTACCTTTCAATATTCCTATTACGAATTTGTATAAATAAATAGGGCAACGAAGCTCCCACATGACAACGAAGTCCTTTTTAACAGAGAAAAGGAATATATATGAGAACATTACTAGAATACGTATGGCTAGATGCCGATGAGCAATTACGTAGTAAAATAAAAATTGCTGAAGGAGATCTATGTAAATTAGATCGTATACCAAAATGGTCGTATGATGGTTCATCTACCGGCCAAGCCCCTGGCGATCATTCGGATTGCATACTTACCCCCGTTAAAATCTATCCTAACCCATTCCATTTTAATGGATGGCTTGTTATGTGTGATACGGAAAAAAGATCTGCAATAGAGTTTGAAGATTCAAAAGATTATTGGTTTGGATTTGAGCAAGAATATTTTATTATGAATGGTCATGGTAGACCACTCGGATGGGCAGAAGGAGAACCTGGACCACAGGGACCTTATTATTGTGGTGTAGGTGCAAGTAAAGTTGCTGGTCGAAAGATTGTTGAAGAGCATATGCTTAAATGTATTAATGCAGATATTAATATTACTGGAACAAATGCTGAGGTTGCATTAGGACAATGGGAATATCAAGTGTTTAGTAAAGGTGCTAAGAATGCTGGAGATGACCTTTGGATGAGCAGATATATATTAGAGAGAGTTGCAGAAGAACATGGTTATGATATTAATATCCAACCTAAACCACGTAAAGGTGATTGGAATGGATCAGGTATGCATACAAACTTTTCTACAGCTGAAATGAGAAATGATTCTAATGTTGAATTATTTGTAGATATATGTGAAAAACTTTCTGATAACCATGATAAGCATATTGCTGTATATGGAAAAGATAATGACCAAAGATTGACTGGATTACATGAGACACAGGATATACATACATTTTCTTATGGTGAAGGAGATAGAGGCGCAAGTATAAGAATCCCTGTTGAAACTGTAAACAACAATTATAAATCAGGTTATTTAGAAGATAGAAGACCGGCATCAAACGCTAACCCGTATGATATTACAAATGTATTAATTAAAACAATATATGGAAACTAAACTAGTACTTTGGACAACCGCATGTATGGTATTCATGCTAAGCTTTATGTATGCAATGATGAGTTTAATTGCAAGTTATGTACATTAGGTAAAAATATGATATAATATAACCATTATAAGTATAACTAGATTATTATGAATATTGAACAGATTTTAGAAATGTGGAAGGAAGATTCCATAATAGATGATTTGAAATTGGATGATACCACGATTAAGATGGCACGCATACATAGTAAGTATTTAGAATTACTTACCATTGCAAAGATGCGTAGAAAGAAAAAAGATCTTGATTATAAAACATTACTTAAAGATAAATGGTTATATTATAATGGTAAATTATCTAAAGATCAGATTGATGCATTTAACTGGGAATATGACCCTTTCGGTGGTCTTAATAAGCCACTGAAGGGTGATATGAATTATTATTATGATGCAGATACTGATATACAAAAATCTCAAGCAGCACTTGAATACGATAAAGTTCTTATTGAAACTTTAGAAGAGATAATGTCTACCATACGTTGGAGACATCAGAACATTGGTAACATTATTAAATGGAGAAGTTTTGAAGCAGGAGTTTAGCCGCAAGACGCTTGAGCTATTGCTCATGCATTATAATAACATAAATGATCAGCTAAGAACACCTTGTGCTGAGAAATCTAAGTTTGAAAAGTTAATTAAAGAGACTGAAGAGAAATTAAAGTCTACACCAATTACACCAATCTATAAAGATGGAATGACTGCAATGGAGTTTGCATTATACTTAGCACATGGAAGAAATAACAGTACAGACTAAAGATAATGCATTTATCTATGTAGATTGTGATGATAAAGGTATTATACAGGAACTAGCAGAGTATTTTACATTCTTTGTTCCTGGTTATAAATTCATGCCACAATTTAGAAATAAAATGTGGGATGGTAAAGTAAGACTCCTTAATCTCAGAGACCAGTCTATA